CTATAACAACGGTCTTGTTCCTGCATATTACGATACAATCAACAGTAACGAGCGCATGTTCGCGGGCGACCAGTGGGCAGGAGTTCAGGCGAACGGACTTCCTAAGCCTGTGTTTAACCAGTTCAAACGGATCATCAATCACTTCATATCCTCTATCATGGCACAGCGCATCACAGCGAATGTGACAGGGATCAATGTGTCGAAAGACGGAGACGAAGTGAGTGAGATGCTTGCGAGGGAGGTAAGCGGCTTTGCCACGGACGCCATCGGTCTGATCTGGGAGCGGACGAAAGTAGACTCGATGCTCAGACAATCTTTGCTCGATATGTCCATCACAGGCGACGCGTGTATGTATTCGTGGTTTGACATGACGAAGAACACGAAGAGTGAGATTAAAGGCGACATCAGTAATAAATTGATTGATAGCACGAACGTCCACTTCGGCAATCCACAGGACAAGGAAGTTCAGAACCAGCCGTACATCATCATCACGATGCGGTCACTGGTATCGGATATCAAGCGCGAGGCGAAGCAGTACAAGGCTGGTTCGGAAGTCATTGCACAGATTACTCCGGACGACGATACGCTGAACCAGACGGGTGACCGCTCCGAGAATGACGTTGAAGGAAACGACGAGGACTCGTCGAAAGCCACAGTGGTCATGAAGTTGTGGAAAGAATACGACAAGGATGGTACGTGCCATGTATATTGTAGGAAGTCCACTCGTGGGGTGGTGTATCGTGATAAGTATGATACAAAACTTAGGCTGTACCCGATTGCATGGACAAACTGGGATAGTCGGAAGAACTCGTTCCACGGCCAAAGCCCCTGCACGGGTCTTGCTCCGAATCAGATATTCATCAACAAACTGTTTGCATTCGTCATGGTCAGCCTGATGAACACCGCGTTCCCCAGGCTCGTGTATGACAAGACGAAGATTAACGCACCAACGAACAGCATCGGACAGATGTATGGTATAAACGGTGATGTCGGGGGAGCGATGAAGTACCTCGACGGCGCTCAGATGAGCGGTAACGTCATGAGTGTCATCGACACAGCGATTAAGTACACAAAAGATATGTTGGGAGCATCGGATGCGTTCATGGGCGATATACGTCCGGAGAACAAGAGTGCGATCATCGCTGTCACGAAGAACGCAGCGATTCCACTGGAGAACATCAAAGCAAACCTGTATCAGTTTGTGGAAGACATGGTCCTCATATGGCTGGACATCATGCGCGGTTACTACGGAGAACGTAAAATTGTAAGAACTCGCATGGGCAAGAGCACAAAGGAACTGTTTGACTTTGCAGCACTGGACTCCACGGAACTTGCGGTAAAAGTAGATGTAGGCGCATCGTCATATTGGAGCGAACTTGGTACCGTTCAGACACTGGACACCATGCTCCAGCAAAAGATTATCACACCGATTCAGTATCTGGAAAGACTTCCGGATACGATATTCCCAAACAAGACAGGACTGCTTGAGGAACTGAAGGCGGGAGATAAACAGAAACAAGTGTTGTACGATGCGATGGGTCAGTTCATGATGACATTGCCACCGGAACAACAGCAAGGCATTAAGAATATGCCGAAAGAAGAGCAAGAGACAGCCGTCCTGGATATGATGATCCAGGCGAAGTCTCAGCAACCGAGTCCAAATGCCGTCGCACCACAGATGGCTTGAGAAAGGATATATGACCTATGAGCGAAATTATCGATGTTGACGTACCACAGTCGGTCGAGACACAGGAACAACTACAGCCAGAGGTATCCACCGAGGTTACCACGCCGAAGGAAGAGACACCGAAGGAGCACAAGTTCAAGGTAAAGGTTCTCCACGAAGAGAAGGAACTGACCGAGTCCGAGGCATTGCCGTATATCCAGAAGGGTATGGACTATGACCGAGTGAAGTCACAGTACGAGGAAACGAAAGCGGAGAAACAGTTTATCGAGAAGTTGGCGAAGAAGTATGGAATGGAACCGGCACAGTTCAAGAAAGAATTGGAGACGGCTGCCGAGGAAGCACAACTCACCGAGTTTCGTCAGAAGGGTATTCCGGATGACATTGCCAAGGAGATTGTGGACAATCGTGCGTTCCGTACTGAGATTAAGGAAAAGGAATCCAAGCAAGCTGAAGAAGTAAGGATGAAGAACGAGGTAACCGCGTTCCTTGCAGAGTATCCGGAAGTAAAGGCAGAGTCCATCCCACCGAGTGTGTGGCAGGACGTTGACAAAGGAATCCCTCTGACAAGAGCCTACGCATGGTATGAATCGAAATCATCCAGAGAAGAAGCGGCTAAGAAACAGAAAATTGCAGAAACGAATCAAAAAAATGCAGAATCATCCACGGGTGGTCTTACTGGAAACGCCGCACCTCAGACTGACTTCATATCGTATGAACGGTTTGAGACGATGACAAGCCAGGAAGTAGCAAACAACTACGCGAAGATTCAGAAATCAATGAAACACTGGAAAAAATAAAAGAAGGAGTGTACAAAATTTATGGCATATTCATTAACCGCAACAATACCCAAGCTGATTGATGGTAAAATCTTGAGGGATCTTGAGAAAAACCTGATTGCAAAGCAAATCTGCACAGCGAAAACTGACACACCGATCAAAAACCAAGGTGATACCGTGTACTTCTCATCCTTGGCTGATCCGACTATTGGCAACTACACCGGAGCAGACTTCACCTATGAAGCTGTAAAAGATGCTCAGATTGCGATGCTGATTGATCAGGCGAAATATTTCGCATTCAAAATCAACGACGTTGATAAGTTCCAATCTATCATCGATGTTCAGGGTTCTCAGATTGACCGTGCTATGTACGGACTCAGAGACGCAGCTGACACATTTTTGTTTGGAAAGTACGCAGACGCAGGAACACAGTTGACCGAAGCCGGTGTCACATCCGCAACAATTCTGTCTTCTGTTGCTCGTATCTCTCGTGTCCTTGACGAAAAGAACGTACCCACCACAGGTCGTTGGTTAGCAATTTCTCCAATTGTCAAAGAGAGAATGGTCCTTGCAGGAATCAAGTTCCAAATCGTCAACGGTGGAGACTTCGTTGGTGGCTTCGAGTTTGCTGACTACCTTGGATTCAAAGTGTACGTTTCGAATAATGTGAACTACACAAGCACAGACGAAACTCAGGTTGTCAGTGTCATGGCTGGTTCTGCCAATGCAATCTGCTTCGCAGACCAAATCATGAAGACCAAGATGACTGACCTTCCGTTCAACTTCGAAATGGGTTGTGCAGGTTTGTACACATACGGCGCGAAAGTCGTAAAACAGAAAGAACTTGTCACATCTACGCTCACGTTCGTAGCGGAAAGTGCTATCTAGTAAAATATGTAAAATAGTGAAAGGGGATTAATTTAATGGCAGATATAGCAGTAACCAAGTCAACGATCAGCGCGTTCAATACTCTCACAACCAGAACGCCGAATCCCGCCACGACAGATGCGGCAAACACAGCGCAGGACTTTACCTTCTCTCCTTCCAAAATGGGAAGCCGAGTTGTCATCGAAGTAACTGTTGCTGATACACATGGTGCAGTCGCATTGTCCATTGCAGCTGGTGGATTCCACCAGAGCATCGCAGCACTCACACTCAGCGTCGCACAAGCTACCACGAAAATGGTTGTTCTTGAGACAGCTAAGTACATGAGCGCAGCTGGTGTTATCACCATCACAGCGACTCCTGCATCCGGAAAAAAATTGACATCAGATCACGCACTTTCAATGGCTGTTGTTGAACTTCCAGGCTAAATGTGATAAACTATAGTTAAGATGCCAACGCACCACAGGCGGCAGAGTTACAAGGCTCTGTCGCCTTTTTAAAAAGGAGAATAAGATTATGCCGTATGCAGTAATTAGTGGGACTCCGTCGTATATGGGCCGGTTAGATGATATTATGCGCTTCGATTGTTCTGGAACGCCTATAGAATTGTACTTGAACTCACTACTTAGTTATGCGGAAAATTCAGAATATACAATCAAAAAAGTAGACTCTTCAGTAAATACGCTGACAATCAGAGCCTATGGTTCTGAAATTATCGATGATTCATCGACTGTTGTTTTGTCTGTACAGAACGACTATATAACAATTACGCCGACACCCAGTGGATGGTTTATCAAGGATCGATATCCAATAGATACAGGCGTTGCTCTTGGTGAAACCGAAACGACAGCGTATCGAGGTGACCGTGGTAAAACAGCATATGATCATAGTGCATCACCACACGCTCCATCAAACGCACAGAAGAACTCAGATATTACGAAGGCAGAGATTGAGGCGAAACTAACCGGTGTTATTTCGTCGCACAGCCATTCAGGTGGAGCAGAAAGCGATTATATTAACGTCAAATCTTACGGTGCTATCGGTGATGGTACAACTAACGACACAACCGCAATTAATGCGGCAATAGCAGCACTGGTTGAAGGAGACACGCTTTACTTCCCTAAAGGATCCTATTTAGTTACACCTCAGCTAACTGCAATCACTGAAGACAACATAACGGTTACGTGTGACAACGCTACAATCAAAACAACTAATTCAACTTTATACAATATCATATTCCGAATACAAGCGGACAATTGCGTTGTCGACGGATTGATATTTGACCAGTGGGGAGATTCAGCGTTGCTTCCAAACGCGGGCGCATTCCAAGGGTGCCATACGATATTTGCTCAAACATTCCAAAGTGTAACTGTCCGTAATTGCAAGTTTTATACTTACGGTGTCACAGCTGTATTGACTCAGCCGACAGATACATACGGGACAGGCATAGTAACTGTTGAAAATTGCGAGTTTAACTTTAAACGCAAAGTGTCAACATATTATGATGTATCGGTAGTCAACGCGGATGCAATGACGGTCATATGTAGAAACAACAAGGTAACAAGTGTTAATGCTGGCGTTGGCTCTGCTGTATGGTATGCGGAATCAGCATATGAGTTACACGTT